TTTCTGAAAAAAGAACATTTTATAATTGGGTTCGAAAAATCTAAATCAAAGGAGGAAGAAAATGGCAAAGAAGACAAAGCGGGAAAGAATTATAACAATGCTTTTGGCAAATGGATTTAAGGAAGTCAAATCCAAATCAAAGAAGTATCAAAAATTGGAAGGAACCATTCCCGATCCGGGTGGTAATGGATTTCTTTTTTTAACACGTCACATTGGAAAATCCGGAGGTGTGAGGGCCGGGGAAAAGATTAGCAATTCTCTTTCACTTACATCGATTGTTTGGCGGGAGGTTTTAAAATGGGAATTTGGCAAAAAACTTTGGTATCAAGGAGGTAAATAATGCGCTTGTTCACCGAAGAAACCGGGCCAGCAAAAGACACGGTGATTGTTCTGATGCTCACTCAGGCGGAAGCCCGTGATATCTGTGATGCCGTGGAGGAAGGGATTAAACATCGACCGAGAAAGACACGATGGAAAAAAACAATGAAAGTGCTTGAAATGATGGGGTGTTATTAAATTCAAAGTGAAAAGGGCATTCTCGTTCTCAAAAACAACACCAGATAGAGGGAGACAGGACGCGCATCTCGTTTGAAACCATGTTACTGAAATGTTGCCATAGACCTCACGGTTATTTTGGTCCCTTCTTCGTGAAGGATAGGAAAGTGGTGAATAGACGTAGCTCTGTGCAATAAACGGGTCGACGACCCTTCCGGGGGCATCTGGAAAGCCACAATAATACCGGGACTCTTTTGGAACCGTTTTGAGCGGGCCTGAGAACAAATCTGTCATGGGAAGATAGAGTAAATGAGAATGTCCTTTTCATTTTGAATTTAATATTAACTTTTAAAAAGGAGAAAGAAAAATGGAAATCGGAATAAAGTTTACGAAAGGTCCAACTCCATCAATATACAGAATCATATCGACATTAAGAAAAATAACTTCTTATAATATGAGGATTTGTTTTCGGTTAAGTTACTTATTGATGGAAGAAGGTTCTGTTCAATTTACAATTGATGAATTTGATCAATTCACAATTGATGAACTTGAAAAAATTGGCATGGATTTAATATAAATCAAAAGATAAGGAGGGGAATTATGGGTTTTGTAAAATTGACAAAGCAGGAATTTGAGGCAATTTTGCCCGGGGATGCTTTTATTGCTGATGTCCCTGATGCCCTGGAAGTTGTTTATGATATCCCGACAGAAAACACGGGAATCAATGTCCGTATTTACAGCACAGTTGATAAACGGACACAAATAACCAGGGAAAAAGGCAAAGATGCCATACGGGTGGTTTTTTGGGACATTCCAAATGACCGACCCATGGGCAAGGGAAAGAAAATTCTACGGGTTGATGGGGCCACTACAATCCAAGATAGGATTCATTCCCGGATTCAGGAATTCATGGCCGATGCCGGAAAACAACAGATTATAGATTTTAATTACGTAAAAGCTGTTCTTTCCGCCAATTCACGCAGTAAATTTGCACAATCCCTTTTGGAACAAGTCAATCAGAGGGGAATTTTATCAGATGGGCAAATGGCTTATGTCCTGGGAGAAACATCACCAAAAGGTTATCCCACTTTGGAAGCCAATGTCAAAAGCAGGAATCCAGAATTTGTCCAGGATTATCTTGATGGATTGGAAGAGGCCTCAGACATGGATAAAGAAACAGATCAACTTATCAACGAGGCCATTGTTCAGAGAGACAAAGAATTGGCTGGAATTAAAAGCCAATTAAAACCTGTGGACGGCAATAATGTCGTTTTGATTCCGACAACAGATTATCAGGATTGGAAATATCCTTTTGAAAATTTCAATCCGGTTCAATCCCTGGTTTATCCTTTGCGGCATCATGACCGTAATATGATCATCGGGGCTAATACTTCCGCGGGCAAAACCATTTGTGCTGAACTTTTGATGGATTTTGTTTTGGCAAACGATCAAAGGATCATTTATTTATCCCCTTTGAAATCCTTGACCCAGGAAAAGTACGAGGATTGGCAAAAACGATTTCCAAACGAAAAAATCACAATCATGACCGGCGATTATGTTCTTTCAGAAGCCATGAAAAAGCAGATAACCGGCAGCAGAATCATTGTAATGACTTCGGAGATGATGGATTCACGGACTCGGAAGTACAAGGCCGAAAAGAATTACTGGATGGGGCAAGTTGGCTTGGTTATTGTGGATGAAAGTCACATTCTTTCCACCAATCGAGGTCATGCAGTTGAGACGGGAATTATGCGATTTACCCGTTTGAATTTCAATGCCCGGGTTCTTTTTCTTTCTGCAACCATGCCTAATGTTGATGAATTGGGCCATTGGTTAACAACCCTTAACAAGAAGGATACAGATGTTATTTATTGTAATTGGCGTCCGGTTGTTCTTCAGATGCATTATCACGAATACACCCCTGCTCGTTCATCATGGGGTGGTCAGGATTATCACGCAACTCAAGTTATCAAAAGAAGGATGGCTGTGGACATTGTGAAATCAAAACCTGATGAAAAATTTCTGGTTTTTGTCCATGATAAAGCAACTGGCAGAGATATGGTTCGCCGTTTGAAAAATCATGACGTGAACGCCAGCTTTCACAGTGCAGATTTAAAAATGGACGAAAGATTGTCCATTGAAAAATCTTTTCAAGACAAAGGTAAGGGATTAAGAGTTATTGTTTCAACATCAACTTTGGCATGGGGCGCCGTCAATGAGGAAACAGAAATTTTGATGGCAAATGGAACCAAAAAACTTGCAAAAGATGTCAAAGCCGGGAATGCAATTTGTTCCTATAATGAAAAAACTGGCAAATTTGAACAAGATGTTGTTTTGAATGCTCTTGAATATGAACCTGAATATGACCTTGAAATTGAGTTGGAAAATGGGCAGACAATTCGGGTTGATAAGAAACATCCTTTTTATGTTCGTCAGGATGATGGAAGTTTTATTACAAAAGAAGCGGCCAATTTAACAGAAATGGACGATTTGGTTATACTTTGACTTGGGGCTTGACTTTGACTTGGGGTTATATTATAAGATAGTTGAAAATATAATCCCAAGTCAAGGAGGTAAAAATGAAAGATTTTATTATTTGTCAAATCTGTGGAAAAAAATTTAAACAAATAGGAACTGGGCATTTATTTTCACATGGAATGACCGCGGCGGAATATAAGAATAAATTTCCTTATGCGAATTTTACTTGTCAGGCGACAAAAGAAAAATTAAAACAAAAGGCAAAAAATAGATCTCACCAATCAGAAGAAACAAAAAAACAAATTAGCGAATCTATGAAAAAAATTTATTGTAGAAAAAATTTTCCTTTAAATAAAAAAAATAATAATCAATCTGGAAAAGAAAATCATTTTTATGGAAAGACTCATACAAAAGAAGCAAAAGAAAGGATTGGTCAAGCTAGTTCAAAATGGTTAAAAGAAGCTTATAAAGAAGGAAGAAAAACCTCTCCATTTAAACATCTTGGAAGGCATAATGAACCAAGTCAATTTGAAAAGGCAATAATAAAAGTATTGTTACCTTTTGGATTTATTTTTGATTATGAAGTTCCATTTAATAAAGGGTCTTATATGATAGATTTTGCTTTATTAGATAAGATGATTGCTATTGAAGTTGATTCTAAATTGCATGATAAAACAAGAATTAGGGATATTAAAAAAGATAGATTTTTAAGAAATCGGGGATGGAAAGTTTATAGATTTCGTTTTAATGCTCAAAAAAACCCTCAAATCGTTGCACAAGAAATTTTAATTAAAACAAAGGAGGTTTTGTCCAATGAGAATTAAATCAATCAAAAAGAAACCACCAACCAAGCAGATTGACATCACAACGGAAAAGAATCACAATTTTTTTGCAAACGGGATTTTAACCCATAATTGCAACCTCCCGGCAAGAAATGTTGTAATTGTTGGGGTTCATCGCGGAATGTCCGAAGTTGACGAATTGGATATCATTCAGATGGCAGGCCGGGCAGGCCGTTACGGGATTGATGATGAAGGCCATGTCTTCATGGTTATCCCGGAAGGAAGTTCCAATGCCTGGCAATACACTTTTGCCAATCCACGGCCTGTTACGTCCGTTTTAAATTCTCATGGAATCTTGGCTTTTCATGTCCTGGCAGAAATTGAAACCAAAGCAATCAAAGGAGACAAGGATCTTTTTGCTTGGTATTCTCGTTCATTGGCATCTCGTCAAGATATGAAATTTGACAAAGTGGATGCCTCTGCCTTGATGGAAGATTTGGCGGAAATGGAAATGACAGAAATTTACGAAGGTCATCCAAGAGTAACAGGACTTGGAAGGGTTTCCGCTTGGATGTATTACAATCCCTATGATGTGGCCGGATGGCATAAGAATTTTTGTCAATTATTTGGACGGCCAGTTCAAGGAGAAAAGCAGGAATCTTTCATCGATTTGGATGACATCACCTTGGCATGGGCTATTGGAGACATTCCTTCAAATGATCCCGGATACATCACAAGGGATCTTCAGCCTGAATGTGATGATTTTCTATGGCATTTGAAAAACAGAGGATGCCAGGTTAAAAACCAAAATTCTATTCCTGCTATATTGGCAGCGTATAATTGCTTAACGGATGGGGAAGCTGGAAATGGCACGGTCAAGGCTATTTCTCGAAATCTAATTTTTGATGTTAATCGAATCTGTCAATCTTTTTCAATGGTTGATGGTTTTTATGAAAAATGGGGAAAAGATGATTTTTGGAAATCTTTACCCATTCGTATCAAGTATGCTGTTTCCGAGGAAGTTGTACCGCTTTGTCAATTAAAGGGTATTGGTGGTGCCCGAGCCAAAAAAATGTTTGAGCGGGGTATTAAATCCTTGGAAGATGTAGCGGCCACGAAAAACAAAAGGACGCTTTTGAGAATTATGACTCCAATGCTTGTAAAACAAATTCAGGAACAGGCGACGAATTTGATTTAACTTTTAATAAGGGGGATCTGACGAGATCCCCTTAGGAGGTAAAAAATGATCAAAAAAATAAAAAGAAAAGTCACTTGTAATATGTGTGATGAGTATCGCAAGGTCAAGGTTCGCAGAGGTGATCCAAAAATAGGCATTGAAAGACTTTGTCTTTATGCAGAAGATTGGATTGATGAAAATAGTGAACCTTGTCCTGATTTTCGTTTAGCTGAATTTCTTTGGTGTTCAAAATCAGAAGTTCATGGAGGATGCTGGTCATCAACGGTCGCTTGTATTGAAACTTGTTATTCTTGTGCTGTTGCTGTTTTGGCAAAACGGATTCGAGACGGTGAAATTCAACCAGGTAAACGTCGCAAGTTAAAAAGGAGGTCAATATGAAAAGGAAGGCAAATTGGTTTGAAGGCATTTGTGTTGTGGCTGGACTTGTTTGTCTTTTAACTGAAGGTCAAGGAGATTATGTAATGATTCCTCAATTTGTTGGGGTTTTATTTTTGTCCTTGGCAGCAAAATTTGGGTTCAGGAGGAATCAATGAAAACATATCCTGATCGCAGACCTCTTCATCGGAGAAAAAAGATTTCCAGATCTAAAAAACATGCCGGAATAGAAGCCGCAGCAATAATTTATTTTGAAGGGGTTTCTTCTTTGGATTCTGATTCTGATCTTGTCATGGAAACCGATACAGAATCTAGAAATCGTATAATTGAAGGCATGGTGAATCTTTCTGATGAAGCAGGGGCAATCTTGAAAACAATTTTAGAATGTCCTTCAGAAATCGTGTCTTTAATTTACAAAGATAAGGGAGGAATCAGAAGTGATGCCCCTTCACGATTAAAAAGATTTTTTGCCCCTATTTTGGGGCACGGGAAAGCAATCATTGCCGTGGAAGAAATTCACGATATGATAAAATCTTTATAAATGGTATAATGGAAAAAGAAAGGAGAAAATTTTATGTTTATATTTTTCTGGTTGCCATTTGTCAGCATGGCAACCGTAATATCCGCAAAATTAGCGGATAGAATTACGTCAGGCATTTTGATGCCTTCGCCGACAGCGCACGGAACCGGACTGTGTTTGCTGTTTTTTCTTTAACTTTTGCTGACTGACACCCGGTCTTCACTCTGGTTCCCTAAGTGAAGACCGGGTGTCATTTTAAAGGTTTAAAAAATGTTAATCAGACAAATAAATGCATTATGGTGTGATATAGATGTTGATTATATTAATTTTGTAAAACCATGTCTAAAATATAATAAAACAATATTTATTCGTAAAAAATTTGGCGGCGAAAAAAAGACATATGATGCTTATTTTATGACAGGCAATCGTTTTCTTTTAGGGTTTACAAATCGTGTTTTCGAATTTTGTTTAGAAAAAGGGGAACATCCAACAATTAAATATTTGATGGCAAATTCTGTATCCAAAAGAATGCAAAAAAAAATTGAACCAAATCTCCCAGGAATTATTTTTAGGGATGACCAAAAATTGTTACTTGATAAAATGACAACGGAAAAAATTGGTGTAATTAAATCTCCAACCGGATCAGGCAAAACGGTCCTGGCGCTCGGGTATCTTAGTCAATATCCGAACGCCAGGGCCATTTTTTTGTGCCATAACACATCCATAATCAAACAAGCAAGTAAAGAAGCAAAAAAATGGGGATTTGATTATGGTATTTGTTCTAAGACTTTAGAAGAAGAAGATGATACCCATCCATTGACTTTTGCTTCGATTCAAACTTTTTGGAAATATCCTTCAAAAAAGATTGATCAATATGATATTATTATTATTGATGAGGCTCATCATATTGCTTCTTTGTCTGGAATGTATGGCAAAACGATTGTTAAAATGAAAAAAGCTGTATCCCGTATTGGATTTACTGCAACCCTGCCGGAAAAAAAAGAACAAAAATTTGTTTTAGAAGGGCTTATGGGTCCGATCATCGGGGAAGTAACAATTCAAGAGGGAATTAAAAAAGGATTCCTTGCGAAACCAAAAATTACTCTAATTTCTGTTCCAGTTAGAGCATATGAAAATGCCAGGACATATAAAAAAAATTATGAATTAGGTATTATTAAAAATCGTGTTAGAAACCATCTTATTGTTCAGGAAGCAAAAAAACGGATAGAAGATAATAAAACCGTTTTAATAATGGTCAAAGAAATTGAACATGGGGATAATATAAAAGCAATATTTGATCTTTTTAAAATTCCAAATAAATTTGTTCAAGGAAAAACAAATACTACTGTCCGAGAAGTTTTAAGAACAGAATTTGTAAAAAAAAGAATAAAATGTGTCATTTGTACAAATGTTTGGCGGGAAGGAATTGATATTACAACATTAGATGTTGTAATTAATGCTTGCGGTGGGAAATCCGAAGTGCAGACTTTGCAAACAATTGGCCGCGGATTGAGAAAAACGGATAAAAAAAGTACTGTCGAAATAATTGATTTTTTAGATGTCAATTATTATTTATCTGCCCATGGGATAAGAAGAATGGCAATTTATGTGGAGGCAGGTTGGTTATGATATGGGAACCGGCCCCTGGTCAAATCATTAGACTTTGGTATGCAAAAACCATGTATAATGAATGGCATTGTAAAGGGGGCATTATTTTATTGGTTTCACATGGTCCTGGTCCAATTAGTTGTCTTATTAAAATGGATTCAGAAGATTTATTAGTTGTTCCAAGGGGAAATTTACAATTAATAAAAGATATTCCTTTTGATGAAATTTTAAAAAGAAGGCAAAAATTTCATATCTGCTGATTAAATAAGGATAATCTTGAAACAAAAATATGTTCTCATTCTGAAGAAAAATTGAGAGAAGAATAAATGTCTGAAACTGATACATCCTTATTTGATTACATTGCTTATTTTGAATCAAAACAAGTTCAATATTGGGAACCTGGCGAAAAGAATGTAACAATTGGATGGATCAATATCACTTGTCCGTTTTGTGGTGATCATGATTATTCCGGTAATAACCATCTTGGGATAAATGTCAAAACAAAATTATTTCATTGTTGGATTTGTGGTGAAAAAGGCGGACCGCCAAAATTAATAAAAGAATTGGAAGAATGTTCTTGGTCTACTGCTTATCAGATTATTGAATCTTTTTTAGGTGATGATATTCCCCAGGCAGCCAGGCAAAGGAAAACTCCGATTGAGATAAGGATACCTCCGGGTTCAGGAAATGTCATTGCCAGGCATCGCAAATATTTAATGTCAAGGGGATTTGAATCAGATATTATAGTGGAAAAATATAAAATAATGTCAGGGCCAATGTTTGGGGAATTTCGAGGGGATATTATTATCCCTTTTCAAATTGATGGAGAAACGGTTGCTTTTATAGGGATGGATTGGACCGAGAAAAAAGAAGCTAAATATCGTTCAAGCTATCCAAATTATTCCCCTGTAAATACAAAACATATTATATATAATATTGATTCAGCCCGACAAATGGATACTCTAATACTTATGGAGGGAGTAACTGATGTTTGGCGATATGGCACAGGAGCGGTTTGTACGGCTGGTGTTACTTGCACTCCTGAACAATTAGCTTTTTTAGCAGGATATGGTTTTGAAAGAATTTTTGTTGTTTTTGATGGTGATGATGCTGGAAGGACCAATGCTCAAAAAGTGGCAAATCAATTATCCGGTGTAGTTCCTAATGTTTATGTTATTGATATGCCGGAAGGGAAAGATCCTGCTGATTTATCAGATGTAGAAATTGAACAATTGAGAAAAGAAATAAATGGTTGAAAAAATTGGAAATAAAATAATACTTGACCTAATTTTTTGTATTGGTTATTTTTAATTGTCATGGTGGTGGGGTCTTGTGCGCGCAAGACACTCAAAGGACCGGAGCCGTAACCTCCGGTCCTTTCCCACAAACACCATAATGCTTGGTTACGGTAGAAAAGTCTTAAAAAGACCTTCCTAATTTTATTTTCCAAGCATTTCAAATAAACCTTTTTGAATAGGAGTGTTTGAAATGGTGAATATTGAAGAAAATGCTCAGATGTTGGAAAAGGCTTCTGGAAAGAATTTTTATCTTTTTGATAAAGAATATTTGATTGTTTTTGGTCCACAAATTTCAGCTTTTTTATTAATTTTAATTGATCAATTCTTTTTAAGAAAAAGTACAGCGGAATTAACAAATGATGGTTTTTTCTTTTTAAAACAATCTTGGATTGAAGATCTTACCCAATTATCAGAATTCAAGCAGACAAAAATTATAAAAGAATTGGTAGATTTATCTATATTGGAAGTCAGCAGAAGAGATAATCCTTGTCGAAATTATTATTATATTCATGGAAATATCTTAAATAATTATATAAAACAAGAAATGAAGGATTTTGTATATCCTTGGAAATCCAGATCCGAAAAAAACAAGGAGCCAGATCCTAAAAAATCAAGGAACCGGATGCATGGAAATTTGGGGCCTATTAATAAACTAGATCATAGTAAACCAGATCATAGTAAACCAGATATTGATTTAAAGAATAAAGACTCTTTAAATCAGGGGAAACCCCTTATTTCTGTCACCTACCCAAATAGAAGACCATTAAAAAGACGAACCAATGATGCTTTTTATGGATTTACCAAAAATGCAATATCCCTATTTCATTTTTGGTGTTCATTGGGAAAACCTTTATCAAAACATAAACCAGGATTAAAAACCTTTTATAAAGCGATGGAAGCTCTTGAGCATGGCTTATATGATTATGATTCGCGAGATATCAAGGAAGCAATGAAAACCTACAAAGATTTATTGATGAGTAATTCATCTAAAGTAAATGTTTCAATTCCAGGAAATTTAGTTGGTCTTGATGAATTTTTTGGATTTTCTGAACATACAAAAAGACGAATGGAAGCACAAAATATTAATCTTGGTGTTTATTCATGGTTTCGAGAATGTGTTTCACCAAACGATCCAAAAGCAAAATTTGCCAAGTTTATTGAAGATCGTCATCCAAAGATAACAGATAGATTTAAAAAATTATGGATTAAAACTATGTTGGGAGGATTGGTGCCTAAAAAGTTTTCGGAAGATGATGAAAATAGTTTTAGACGGGCGTCAATGAAATTTACAAAATTTATGTGGGATAATCGTAAAAATATTTTATTGCTTTCACATGAACAAAATCGCCCTGATTGGATGGAAGCAAGCGTGCATTATGTTTTTGATGCACTAAAAACAAATGGGGCAAGACGGCCTCATCCCGGATATCTTGCATCAGATATGATGTATGATGGGATCTTACCTCGTTATCTTGTAGAACAGGGAGCGGTTATAGATGGGGGAATGGGTATATTTGCTTCCATGGGACAAAATTGAAATATGGTATAATAAAAAGAAAAAGAAAGGAGGGTAAAAATTGATTATTTCTAACAGTAAAAGGTTTATATTTATTCATATCCATAAAACTGGAGGCACCAGTATAACATATGCCCTTGATCCATTGTGTTGTGCTGGTGATATTGTATTAGGCGCCACAGATCACGGTGAATTATTACAAAAAAATTATTTTGAAAGATTCAGTGTCAGTAAACATGCATCCGTGATTGAGGTGACAAATTCTATGGGTGTGGATAATTGGAATAAATATTTTTCATTTGCTTTTATTAGACATCCGTTTGACAGAGCAATTTCTTGGTATAAGTTTGCGCGTCGTATTGTAGAAAACATTGGTGAAAAAGATTTTCCGCAAACAAAGGCTCGTGGAAAAGAATGGATATTAAATAAGTATTTTTCTAAAGCGTATATAGAGTCAAAACAAAACAAAACGTTTTTCTCTGGGTTTATTAGAAGTGAACATTTTATAACGGGTTACGGTACAAAGCCACAAATAGATTATGTAAAAAATAAAAATGGTGATATTGGTGTTGATTTTATTGGAAGAACAGAAACCCTATATGACGATATGAAAATTGTAAATAAAAAAATAGGCATAAAATTTTTAAGTATACCGGTTATTAACAAATCGCCAAGTGATAGTTTTAAGATTAATGAAGACGACTATATGTATTTATATGATTTTTATAAAATAGACTTTGAGGCTTTTGGGTTTGATAAACATATTGATAAATTAAAAATGAGAATGATAGGATGATCAAAGAAATTTTAGAACCGGAAAAAATTAATGATGCATGGATCGGTGTGGATTTAGATGGCACACTATCATTTTATGATGGATGGGTTTCTGCTGATTGGATTGGGGAACCAATTCCTGAAATGGCTGAAAGAGTAAAAAAATGGATTAAGGAAGGAAAGATAATAAAAATATTCACGGCACGGGCTTCGAATAAAGCGCAAATCCCTCCCATTAAAAAATGGTTGAAAAAACATGGTTTTGGCGATTTGGAAATAATAAATATCAAAGATCCTAAAATGATCGTATTGTGGGATGATCGTTGTGTTCAGGTAGTTAAAAATACAGGTAAACCTATCGGTAGTGTAAATGCTGGTTGATGTTTAAAAAACGTAAAATAGAAACTGATTTTGAAAAACAAATTCTCATTGGATTTATCATGTCCGATGAATTTTGCCAGGATATTTTACCCATTTATAAATCCGAATATTTTGTTATGGATTATGCAAAACGGGTGGCGTCATGGGCATCAAAATATTTTGAACAATATGATAGGGCACCAAAACAACATATTCAAGACCTGTTTGAAATAGAATCGAAAACAATAAACCCCGCCGAAAAGGAATTGATTAGACGTCTTTTGGCGGATTTATCAGAAAGATTTGAAGGACAAGATGACAATATAAATAAGGAATATTTGTTTGATCAGGCAAATTTATATTTCCGCAAAAGGGCAGCGGAACTTTTATCTGAGAAAATAAAAAGATTTACAGACTTGGGTCGGATAGATGAAGCAGAAAAAGCGATAGTTCAATATCATAAAGTTGATGAAAAAAAATTATCGGTTTGGTTTAATCCATTAGATCCCGGAGTTATAAACCAAACATTTGTTGATAGGGAATCTCTTGGTTTGTTTCGTTTTCCTGGTGCCCTTGGTAAATTGATAGGGGATTTTGAAAGAGAAGGATTATATGCTTTTCTTGGACCCATGAAACGAGGAAAGACCACATATCTTTATGAAGTGGCGTTTGAAGCATTACTTGCCAGGAAAAAAGTTGTTTATATCTCATTGGAAATGGGAAAGACTAGATCAAAAATTCGTCTTTATAAAAAGATTACCGGGCTGGCTGATATTGGACAAGGCGGTAAAATTAAATATCCATTTTTTGATTGTGCAAATAATCAGGATGGAACTTGCAATAAAAAACATAGACAAAGTAATACCGATTTAGTTCGCGGTGATTATATGCTGGATTATAAGGATTTTAAAGAGGATTCAGATTATGAACCTTGTTCTTATTGCCGGGAAAGATATAATGACAGGGGGGATTATATTCCGGCAGTTTGGTATGTGACGGCGGACAGGGGGGAATTATCCGCGTATAAAACTCAAGATCGCGTTAAAAAGTTTTCACAGATGTATGGTAAGAATTTAAGGATGGCGGTTTACCCTGCTTTTTCTGCTAATTTGACGGACATTGAAAATGATTTGGAAATTTTAGAATTGTCAGAAGAATTTATTCCTGAAGTAATTATTATCGATACCTTAGATATAACCGCTCCCGAAGATGATAGGATTCACGGTAGAGATGCTATTGATTTGACATGGAAAAGATCAAAACGGTTGGCCCAGGTAAGAAAATGTGCATTATTTACAGGTTCCCAGGCAAATAAAAAGACACTTGATAGTATGACGGTTAAAGCATCTGATATTTCTGAAGATGCTCGTAAATTAGCTCATAGTGATGGTGTGGTAACTCTTAATCAAACACCACAGGAAAAAGATCGTGGTATAATAAGAATGGGGATTGCTGTTTTGAGGGAAGGGGATTTTTCTCAATTAAAGCAAGTTATGGTTTTGCAAAATATGACGGTTGGTCAAGGGATTTTGGATACGGAATATAATTATTTTAAACCCAAAGAGGAGGAAGAAAATGCCAGTAATAACAACAATAACAAAACTTTTTGAATTTGAAGCCGCTCATTTTTTACCGGTTCATCTGGGAAAATGTCAGAATCTTCATGGGCATACATACAAACTTGAAATTGAGATTTTTGGCTCCGTAGATCCAGAAACTGGGATGATTATGGATTTTGGAAATCTCAAAGCAATTATCAAACAAGAAGTTTTAGTATTTTTGGATCATACTAATTTAAATGATTTTTTTGTAAAAGAATTTATCCCAACAGCGGAAAATGTGGCACGTTGGATTTATGAACAAGTTGATAATATTTATAAAGGTAATGTGGTTCGGGTTCGTCTTTGGGAAACTTCAATTTCTTTTGCTGAGGTGAAATATGTTAAGAATTAATGAAATGTTTTTATCTGTTGATGGTGAAGTGAATGCTAACCATCAAGGGGGAATGTCAACATTCATTCGTTTGGCGGGATGTAATTTATCATGTTCTTATTGTGATGCCAAAGAAGCCCAGGATGTAGTGGAAGGAGGTTTTGATCAATCAATTGAACAAATTTTAGAATATATTAAAAAGGTTGGTTGTAAGAAAATAACAATAACTGGAGGAGAACCTCTTTTACAAAAAGTTGAACTTCATATTCTTGCTCATGAATTTTATTTGCTTTATTTATTAGGAAAAGATCATTTTATTACGGTTGAAACAAACGGTAGTTTAGAAATTCCTGCTTATTTGCTTCCGCTTATTGATGGATGGATTGTTGATTTTAAAATTCATCATAGAAGCACTAATTTTGAATGGAAGAATTTAAAAAAATTAAAAAAGAGGGATTGGATAAAAATTGTGGTAGAAAATCGGGATACTCTTGATTATTTGGAGTATGAAAATATTTTTGAAAAATTTCATGTAGCGGGCTGTAAAGCAAGAATTGCTCTTTCTCCTATGATGGGGAAAGATGCTTTTAAACCCGAACAAATTTTAGAATGGATGGTGAAACAAAAGCATTATGATTTGTATCTTAATATGCAGATTCATAAGTTGATGGATGAAAATCCGGATAAGTATTTTCATCTTTTTAAAAGAAATATTTAATTTTGATAAATAAATGCTTTACATAACATATTTTATGGTATAATAAAAATAGATAGAAACATTAACCCTTAGATGCCAAGGCAAAGGAGAAAAACCATGGCGAGTACCAAAGTTGAGTACAAAGTTTTGAGACAAGCGGCAAAGGATTTGAACGACTCCGATCTTTTGGAGAAAAAACTCAAGATCCAGGGGATAAAGCAAAAGGCCCTGGAAGAAGTTTTTATGGCGGCGGTTGATTCGATTCCTGAAGAAAATGATGAAAAGATTCCGCAAACGGTTTTTGATTTGTATGAGATTTTGAGCGGTACGGTTTCGGATGCATCTGAAAAAGAACAGGCAACAGATCCAAAAGCATCCGAGAAGAAAAGGGACGGCGGTAATGAATCTTCTGCTGCAAAAAAGGCGCCTAAGAATAAGGCCCCTAAGAGACCTGGTATTATCGCAATGATTTTGACGACCATTGAGAAAAAAGGCCCTATTGATCTTGATGGAATTCATACCGTCTTGATTAAGGAATTTCCTGATAAAGATGCCGATTCCATGAAAGCGACACTTAAAGCACAGATCAGCGGTAAAAAGCGTCCTTTGCGTATGGAACGTGAAAAGGACGTGGAATTCATTATTAAAGATGGAAAGTATTCCATCGAAAAGAAATAACTTTACGATTTGTCATAACCGGCCGGGGGCTTCGGTCCCCGGTTATTCTTTATTAATTCCAAGGAGAAAATTATTATGTCAAAATCTGCCCTTATTTTGTTATCAGGGGGTCAGGATTCAGCTACCTGTTTGGCAATTGCGAAATATTTAGATAAATGTGATCCTATTTATGTCATGTCTTTTGATTATGGGCAACGACACAAAATTGAATTGGATTGTGCTGAAAAATTAGCAAATTTATCAGGGGCAAAACATATTTGTATTCCCATTTCAAGCTTAAAAGAAGTTGGCGGGTCTGCATTATTTACAGATAAAAAGATACCGGTGAAACACCCTATGTTCGAAAGTTTACCTGCTACTTTTGTTCCGGGTCGTAATTATTTATTTTTAGGAATTGCTGCATCATTTGCCGCTTTATATGGGATTAAAACGTTATATACTGGAGTTTGTGAAACGGATTATTCAGGGTATCCCGATTGTAGAGATAACTCGGTAAAAGCCGTTCAGGTGGCATTAAGCTTATGTTTGGGAGTGGATATCATTATTAAAACCCCTTTAATGTGGAAAACTAAAGCGGAAACGGTTTTGACAATGAGCGAATTAGGGGTTTTGTATTGGTATGAACAAACCCATACTTGTTACAATGGTCAAAGACCCCCTTGTGGTGAGTGTGACGCTTGCAAATTGCGCGCAAAGGGTTTTCAAGAAGCAAAGATTAAAGATCCTTTAATCTATCCCGCTTTATTTTAACAAGATTGGGAGGTTAAAATGCCGGAAAAATATTATTATTGCGAAAAAGAATTTTATGAAGATGTGAAGAGGTTGGCAGAACGTATTGGAAAGGGATTTTATAAAGAAATTTGTCCAATCCCAAGAGGCGGGGTTCCTGTTGCATTGGAATTATCCCGGCTTCTTGGGATTCCTATTGAATCACGTTGGTTAAGAAGTAATGACATACCCGATGATGTTATCATAATTGATGATATTGTTGATTCAGGAAAAACTCGGGCGAGATATCCAAATAATGATTTTGCTTGTATTCATGAATCCCCTCAAAAAAAATGTAAAAATGGATCTCCTACTATTGGGCTTAAAAGTACTTTTGGGAAATGGATTGTTTATTGGTGGGAAGGTAATTTAGTTACCTCTGCCGGTGATATTATAACCCGATTTTTTGAATATATTGGAGAAGATTCTACTCGGGAGGGATTGATTGAAACCCCTGCAAGGGTTTTAAAATCATGGGATCATCTTTTTTCAGGATATAAAAAAGATCCATTGGATATTATAAAAACATTTAAGGCAGAAACATATGATCAAATGGTTATTTGTCGGGATATTGAAATGTATTCAACATGTGAACATCATCTTTTGCCTTTTATTGGGAAAGCACATGTGGCGTATATTCCATCAGAATTTAAAGAAGGTAGAAAAGTTATTGGGGTTTCAAAATTGGCTCGTCTTGTTGAAATTTTTGCAAGACGATTACAAATACAAGAACGAATTGGTGAACAGGTGACGGAAGTTATTATGAAGATTGCCGGCGCTTATGGGGCTGCTTGTATTATTGAAGCAAAACATCTTTGTATGTCTTCAAGGGGAGTGGAAAAACAAAATTCCGTGATGGTTACATCATCTCTTAAAGGTAAGTTTTTGGAAAAGAGTCAAGAGGGCGTTGCGGCAAGACAGGAATTGATGGCCCTTTTGGGGATGAAATTATAAAATGAAATATTATCCTGCAAGTTTTCCACCTTTGACAGAAGCAAGTCAATTACCATCTTTGTTGAAAGGCGGGGCAAAAAAAACATTGTGGTCATTTTTTTTCTTAAATAAATCAGGGGAGGAACTTGATATGGCAGGTGAAAAGGAAGTTTCACTTTTTTTGGATTCCGGGGCATTTTCAGCATACACAAAAGGGATTGAAATCAATCTGGATGATTATATCCAATTTATAAAAGATAATATTGAATTTTTGGATGTGTATGCTAATTTGGATGTTATTGGTGATCCGGAAGCAACATTGAAAAATCAAAAGAAAATGGAAAAGGCTGGTTTAAATCCATTGCCTTGTTTTCATTATGGGGAAAATTATAAATATTTTAAATATTATTTGGAAAATTATGATTATGTAGCTCTTGGCGGGATTGCTGTGAAAAGGAATCGTCAGGGTATTGTTAAATTTTTGGATCAGTGTTTTGATATGGTTTGTGATCAGCCATCCCGGATGCCAAAAGTGAAAATTCATGGTTTTGGTGTGACTGGCCTTCCAATGATGATGAGATATCCATGGTGGAGTGTTGATAGTACTTCATGGGTTTTAATGGGTCGTTTTGGGAATGTTTATGTTCCCAGGCGAAAAAATGGTAAATGGATTTATGATGAATCTACATGGAATGTTTGCATTTCAAATAGATCCCCAGGCATAACGATGGAAGGAAAGCACTTTGATACCTTCTCAAATGCCGAGAAACAGGAAATCTTGGCTTATCTTGAAGAGAAGGTTTATTTAATTGGATTGTCATCTTTTAAGGCCGTAAAAGCTAAATCATATGAATTAAAAGAAAATGAGAGGTGGTCTGGAAAAGAAGCAATTCAGGATGAAGTCAGAACATTAACATCTTCGGGTCTTTTAAAAGGTGAACGGATGGTTGAAATTATTGAAGAGGCTGGATTGTCAAATGATTATAAACAGAGGGATGAATTAAATATTATTTATTTTTTGGATCTTGAAAAGAATATGCCTGATTGGCCTTGGCCTTTTAAATTGAAAAGGCAGAGGGGATTTATGGCAAGATGAAAATTTATCTTGCAGATACCCTACAAAGATTTCATTGGGGATATCATAAAAAATTTTTAGTAAAGCATAATTTGGAATCATTTTTTGCTGTGAAAAATAATAATAATGATTGGAGTATAATAAAGAAGGAAATTAATTTAAAATGGAAGCAAAAATGAAAATATATTTTGCAGGTGGGGGGGTAAAGGACAGGAGGAAATGTTGTATTTAATTGGTTTAAGAAAAAGACTTTTTTCATTTTATGGAAATAGTAAGTTAAAATATATGCATTATTGTAGATTAATTTTTAACAAGGAGAAAAGCAGATGATTGAAATCATTCGTGAAGATTTGATTGGTGTTTTGTCAAAAGTTAAACCAGGATTGGCAAAAAAGGAAATTGTGGAGGAAGCCACAAGATTTGTTTTCACTGATGATACAATCATGACGTTTAATGATCAGATTGCGATTATTTGTCCTTTTAAGACGGGACTTGAATGTTCTATTCCGGCCGATACCTTTTATAAAATAATTGGTAAGATATCAGCCGAAAAAATCAAATTTAATCAAAAAGAAAATTCTCTTAGTATTTCTGGCGGAAAGACAAAGGGGAATATTGAAATTTCAACGGGTGAAGAAATCCGAAAAAGGGTTGATGCCACAGGGGCATATAAAATTAATGATTGGAAAAAATTGCCTAAGGATTTTATTGATGGACTTTATCTTTGCCTTTTTTCTGTTTCAAATGATGCTTCTGATATTCTTTTCAATATCTCTTTTGATGGGGCATATATCACATCATCAGATGATGTTAGGATTTCAGAATATGAATTTGAAAATGGCGATTTGGGAACCAATTTTTTAATGCCTGGTTCTGCTGCTATGGAATTGGTAAAGTTTTCTCCTGAATGGTTTTATGTTGGTAAATCTTGGGTATATTTTAAGACGAAAGAAGATATCATTTTTTGTTCAAGAATAATAGATGAAGAATATCCTAATTTTGTTTCTGCTTTTGATTTTGAAGGGACCGAATTGATATTGCCTGAAGGATTAAAAAAGGCAGTTGAAACCGCGGAAGTTTTGGCTGACGGGGATTTTGATACTGATAAATGGATTATGGTTGAAGTGGATAAAAATAAAATCAGGTGCCGGGGTGAAAGAGATTCCGGATGGATTGAGTATGAAATGGAAACCAAATTTAAGGGTGATCGTTTGGTTTTTGAGATCAATCCGGCATTTTTTAAGGAAGTTCTTGATAAAACGGAAACTGTTATTATTGGGGAAGATCGGGCGATATTTACGGCTGAAGGATTTAAACATTTAATTTCTCTTCCCGTTGAATAATGAAAATATATCTTGCAGGGGGTACGGATAAGCCAAGGGAAACAAATATGGTTAAAAAATTGAAGATTCCTCGTCGATTATTTTCATTTTATTGGCATGGTCCACCTGGGATTGCTGGCGATGGTGGGCACCATCCTGAATGGCTTATTCAGATTGCTCGGTTTGATAAAAAATGAAAATTTATCTTGCCGGTAATATTGCTCCACAAAGAGAAAAGAAGTTGATTTGTTTGGGGGGGAAGCAACGACTTTTTTCATATTGTTATCATGGTCCTGATGGATCTTTTAATCAAGAATTCAAAGTTAGATTGGAGAGTTTAAAATATGAAAAATAGTTCTTTTTGCCATTTGCATGTTCATGATCAATACAGTCTCTTGGATGGATATGGGTCTGCAAAAAATTATGCAAAACGAGCTCGTGAAATGGGATTTAAATATCTTGGATTGACAAATCATGGAAATATTGATGGTTTTCTGGATTTTCAAAAAGAATGTAAAAAGAATGAAATAAAACCAATTTTTGGATGTGAAGCATATATTGTTCCTGATATGAATAAAAAAGAAAAAGGAGAAAAGCGTGGACATATAACTTTTTTAATTAAAAATGAAACAGGTTTTCAAAATCTTTTATTTATGCTTACTGTAGCAAATACTGAGGGATTTTATTATAAACCTCGTTTTGATTATGATTTAGTTTTAAACAATTTAGATGGCCTTGTTATAATGACGGCTTGTGCTAATTCTTTTTTACATATTCCAGGTGGTGAAGATTTTTTTTGTGATTTATATGATGCAGCCGCTGATTTATATTTGGAAATAATGCCGCATGATTATAAATATCAAATTGAAAATGCTAAAGTTTGTCATGAATTATATATATCAGGGCATGAAGGAATAAAATTAATTGCAACGAATGATTGTCATTATATATATAATGAAGATTCCAAGACACAGGAAATTTTACTTGCTATTCAAAATAAAGCGAAGTGGCAGGATAAAAAAAGATGGAAATTTGATATTGATGGTCTTTATTTAAGATCAATTGATGAAATGATAATAGCATTCCAAAAACAGAGTTTTTGGAAAAAAATTCATTATTTAAAAGCTATACGAAATACACTTGAAATTGCAAAAAAATGTTCAAATTTTGAGATTAAACAAAAAGATATTTTATTGCCATTAATTGATGATCCTGAAATTAAAAAATATGGGGAGAAAAATTTTTTAAGGGTTTTGTGTTTAAGGGGTGCCAGGGTTAAAAATATTTCTTTGAATGAAAAATATAAAGAAAGAATGAGGGAAGAGTTAAATCTTATTCAAAAAAAGAATTTTGAAAGATATTTTTTGATTGTTTGGGAATTATTAAATTGGTGTAAGAAAAATGGCATTATGTATGGACCAGGAAGGGGTTCTGTTGGAGGTTCCCTGGTTGCTTATTTAATTGGAATAACGGCTGTTGATCCAATTAAATTTGATTTGATATTTTCTCGTTTTATTGCTGAAGATAGAATTGATTATCCCGATATTGATTTAGATTTTGAAGATGTAAAAAGGTCTATGATCCGAAAGCATTTACAAGAAATGTATGGTGAAGATAATATTGCCGGTGTTTCGACGTTTTTGACACTAAAGGGTAGGGCGGCAATAAGAGATGTTGGTAGGGTTTTTGATATAAAAAATGAAGATGTTAATCGTTTTGCTAAAACAGTTGATAAAGCGATAAAGGGTGGGGAAGAGGATGTCATATTAAAAGCGGGGAAAACAAAAGAAGGAAATATTTTTAAGAAAAGATATCCCGATGTTTTTAAAGAAGCTTGTAAATTAGAAGGACAAGTCCGGGGAGCGGGACAACATGCAGCAGCAATTATAGTTTCATCTGAAAGTTTACGGAATGGAAATAGATGTTCTTTATCAGTTAGATCAAAAAATTTGATTGTTAATTGGTCAAAGGATGATGCCGAGTATATGGGTCTTATGAAATTGGATATTTTAGGTCTTAGTATGCTTTCAATTTTAAATGATACCCGGGAAATGATAAAAATAAATTATGATAAAGATATTGTTTTTGAAGATATTGCCCTTGATGATAAAAAAGTTTTAAGGATGATATCACAAGGATATACGGCTGGTATTTTTCAATTGAATGCATGGGCAACAACAAGATTATGTCAGGATGCGGAAATTTCAACATTTAAACAGATTTCTGATATTATAGCCCTGGTTCGCCCTGGTCCGTATGAATCAGGCGTTACAGAAGAATTTGTAAAAAGAAAAAAAGGAAGAAAATGGGAATCTAAACATGAAATATATGAAAAAATAACAAAAGATACATTTGGTTTGGTTATTTATCAAGAACAGATTATGGAGGTTATTTCAAAAGTGGCAGGTCTTTCTTATTCGACGGCTGATAAAATTCGTAAAATAATTGGGAAGAAAAGGGATGTAAAGAAATTTAAACCTTTTGAAAAACAATTTATTGAAGGATGTTTAATAGAAGGGATTTTTGATAAAAAGGAAGCACTTGAATTTTGGAAATTATTACAATCACATGCTCATTATTCTTTTAATAAGGCCCATTCCGTTGAATATGCTTTGATATCCTATTGGACTGCATGGTGTAAATATTATTATCCTGCTGAATTTTTGTGTTCAAGTTTGACATATGTATCTGATGATAAAAAAGGTGAATTAATAACTGAGGCATATCGTCTTGGATTATCTGTCTTGACTCCAAAGGTTGGGTATTCTGATCCTTTAAAATGGAGAGCAAAGGAAAAAGTTTTGCATGCCCCTTTTATTTCTATTAAGGGGATTGGTGATAAAATGGCTTTAAAGGCATCTGTTTTAAAACCAAGAAAAATAAAACAAAGAAAAGGATTTTTTTCTGGTAAAAATCCTAAATTGGTATCAGGAAAAACAAATAAAATTGAAAAAATGTTAATTGAAATATGTGCTTTTGATATTGATGCAATTTTATCCCAGGAAGCGGTAAAGGAATATTTTTCTTTTAAGATAACGGGTGGATTGGCAACAACTTTAAAAGATAGAAATAAAAACAAAAGGAGATTGAAAAATGGCAGATAAAAAGAAAGATAAATCCGAAGAGGAAAAATTTGATAATAATAGTTTGCCAAGGAAATATCGTCCACAAAATTTTGAAGAGATTTTTGGAAATGAAATTACGGTGAAGTCTCTTAAAACTCTTTTAAAACGCCGTCATGGCTTCCCTACAGCATTTCTTTTCCATGGTCCAAGGGGATGTGGCAAAACTACCCTTGGAAGGCTTGTAGCACAAGAGATGGGCTGTGGGGGAATAGATTTTAAAGAATTTAACATGGCAAATACCAGGGGGATTGATACTGTCCGGCAAGTGGATAGAAGTGCCCGTCTTGCCCCTTTAGACGGGGATATCAAAGTTTATTTTTTTGATGAAGCACATATGCTGACAGGGGTTGCAGAAGAAGGTTTATTGAAACTTTTGGAAGAACCTCCAAAGCATTGTTTATTTATCCTTTGCACTACGGAACCGCAAAAACTTCTTCCTACAACAAAATCAAGATGTACCGATTTCAAGGTTTCGTTGCTTGATCCCATTTTAATTAAAGAACTTTTAAAATGGGTTTGTGAGGAGGAGGGGGTTGAAATTGATGGTAATGCCATTAAAAAAATTGCTTCATCATGTGGGGGATCTCCCCGTGAAGCTTTAATAATTTTAGATAAAGTAATTGACATTGAAGACAAAAATGAATTGCTTGAAACAATTGATCATATATCCTTGAATGAGGATAAAATTATTGATCTTTGTCGTCTTATTTTTAAACGGGAAAAATCAAAATGGCCCGAAGTTGCCAAGATCATTACTGTCCTTTTGGATGAACATGAACCTGAATCAATTCGTTATGCCATTTTGGGGTACATGGCTTCTGTTCTATTAAAGAAAAAGGATGATGCCAGACTTGCCGGAATCATGGATTATTTCTTTGATAGTTATCGGGAAAGGGGCAGGGCGGGACTTGTATTTTCTTGTTATATGTCATGTCAGGACTTTGAATAAAAATATGGTATAATTAAAAAGGAGAATAAAAATGGAAACAGAATTGTACACGGGCGATAAATCAAATTACAAAGATGATCTCCAAATCAATGAAAACGATTTGGATCAGGAATGGTTGAGTCAACCCCATTTGTTTATGAAATGGGGGGAATTTCATTCCATTGCAGTTGATGAATATGACAAATCTAAAATGACTTTGGAATTGGTTGAAGCTGAAGTTGATGGTGATATAAGGAGAAATCCTGAAGAATGGGGATTTGATAAAAAACCTACCAATGATGCCATTATTGCTTTGATTAAAAGTCACGAAGATGTTGTCAAAGCAAGAGATTGTCTTTTGGAATGCAAAAAGAATGTATCAATTCTTGCAACGGCAAAAGAGGCAATGGTTCATCGTAAAAAGGCATTGGAATATTTGGCTCAGTTGTGGATTAATGGATATCATGGGGAACCAAGGGCACCTCAAAATATTGAAAAAGTCCTTGATGAAAAAAGGTCAGGTGAAAATCGCCAGGAAATGTCTCGTCATCTGAAAAGGAAAAAGAAGTGATGAGAATTTTTTTGGAAGATATAGGTATGGCTTTATCTTATGGGATATTATTTTTTTTATCCCTAATATTTCTTTATGTTACTTTTCGTCTGGTTGCCAAGGCGATTTTTACTTCTTACTTCGAGGCAAGAGCCAAGGACAAAGCAGAAAAGGAGATTGAAGATGGCGAGAAAAAAAGCATCCGATCGAAAATCAATGAGGGATCAACTCAGAAAAAGGACGCAGGATTCACAGGATAGGGCTAAATCTTCGGGAATGGCTTATTTACGGGGTGATTTAGATCCATCTCCTCGTTTATGGAGGCCAAAGGAGGGTACTCATGTTTTGGATATTCTCCCTTATATAGCTGGGGCTAATGATCCTCATACTCCATCAGGGGAATGGACTTATTTTTTGGAAGTTTGGGTTCATAAAAATGTTGGGGTGGATGGGGAAACAACCATTCTTTGTTTGGCAAAAACTTTTGGGGAAAAATGCCCTGTTTGTGAACATATGAAGGAATTGGTTGCCGAAGGCGCTAAAAAAGATGAAATTAAAGGAGTTAAACCTAAACAAAGATGTCTTTATAACGTTATTTGTTATGATGCCGGGCAAGAAGAAAAGGGCATTCAGGTTTGGGAGGAAGCCCATTGGTATTCTCAAAAACATTTTGATAAGCTGGCGCGGAAAGTGGCAAGGGGTGGCGGTGATGTTTCAGGTGACCCCATTATTTATTTCGCTGATCCTGAAAGGGATGAAGGGCGGTCCATTATTTTTGATTTGGTGGACCAGGGGAAAGACTCACCGCCTTCATATGAAGGGCATCGTTTTGAGCCCCGTGATTATGATATTGGTGATGATTTTTTAAATCAGGCATTTTGTCTGGACGAATTGATTTATATTCCCACTTACGATGAGGCATACAAAGCGTATTATGGGGACGATATAGATGGTGAAGAAACTGCCGGAAACAATGATGTTCCTGCGGCATCTTCACCACGATCCAGGGCAAGGCAAACAAAACCCGAATCTGAAAAAGAAGAAAAACCTTCTAATAGGCGACGTCAGGCAAAACCCGAACCTGAACCCGAACCCGAACCGGAAAATCAATCCGATGATTGTCCAAGTGGTTTTGTTTTTGGGAAGGATTTAAACGACGAGCAGGAATGCGAAGAGTGCCCTAATTGGGAGGCTTGTGCCGTGGAAAATGACAAGCTTTCTAGTAATGAACCAGAACCCGAACCGGAACCCGAACCGGAACCGGAAAAGCCGAAACGGGGTAATAGAACGTCTGCTGCAAGGGGTAGCAGAACGACTTCAAGGGAATCATCAAGAGGGAGTGAAGATCGATCTTCAGGACGCGGCAGAAGCAGTAGGAAATAAGATTAATAAACTGGCTGGGGGCTTTTGCCCCCAGCCAAAACATGAGAGAATAATTATGCCAAGACGACAATTAAAACGTAGAAACGATAATGTAAAAAATACAAAATTCAGGGCTGAAGAAATAAAACCGGCATCAAGAAGAAAAGGTAAAACTCCTTTGGATTATATTCATACCGGTTGTTCAATGTTGAATCTTGCAGGGAGTGGAGATTCCAGGGGAGGATGGCCACGGGGAAGAATTATAAATATTGTCGGTGATAATTCTACAGGAAAAACCTTGCTTGCTCTTGAACTGGCTGCTTATGCTCATCATAAATTAAAAGGAAGATCTGCAAGAGGAGGATTTCCGGCAATTAAAAAAGTTGAAATTGTTTATGATAATGCCGAGGCTGTTTTGGATTTTCCAATTGAAGACGTTTATAATATGACTATGGATGATATTGGTTCACGGGATAGTTTAACAATTGAGGGATTTGGTAGATATTTTGCTAAAAGAGCAGAAGAATTACAAAGGGGAACATGTCTTATTTATATCGTGGATACTCTTGATGCTTTGACATCTGAGGCAGAAGTAAAACAATTTGAAGAAGATGCAAAAAAGGGAAAAGGAGTAAAAGACAAAGGGTCTTACAATTTAGAAAAACAGAAATATGCGAGTAAGTTTTTTCGGAATATGGTCAAAAGCATTGAGGGTAAGGATATTCTTTTGGTTATTGTATCCCAAGTTAGGGCAAAAATTGGTGTATCTTTTGGAAAGAAAACATATAGGGCGGGTGGTAAAGCACTGGATTTTTATGCGCATCAAGTTGTTTGGCTTGCTCAGGTAAAGAAATTAAAAAGGACATATCAAGGGCATGAACGCGCTTATGGAATTCGGGTAATGGGTAAATTTGATAAAAATAAAGTTAATACACCTTATCGGGAGGCTGAATTTCCTGTTTATTTTGATTATGGTATTGATGATATTATGTCGATGCTTGATTGGATTTATGGACCAAATGAAAAAAAAGTCAGATGGGAAGGTATGGATTTTGATAGTAAAGAAGCTTTGCTAAATTGGATGTTAAGTGAACCGCAGAGGATAGAGGATTTATATGATGAGGTAAATGAAAGGTGGGCAAAAATAGAAAAACAAACGCGTTTTACCAGGCAGGGAAAATATGACTGATCGAAAATTAAAAGGTTCCATAATTTTAACTCCGCATTCGATTGATAGGGTGTCTCAACGATTTTTAGGAGTATGGATACGTGAAAGTTCTAATACAGGAGATGGATTACATACTTGGCTTTTAAAAAGGGCAATAAGCGCATATCGTCATGGGAAAAGGCTTGAATTAAAAAAATGGGGGGATGGTCATTTTTTATATGGATATCAAGGAATGAATTTCATTTTTAAAAAAACAAAAGATATATTTGAACTTATGACCATTACTCTACTCAAAAAAGATCACGATAGTGGAATTAAACAAAAAAATGAATAAGCAAAATATAATGGTAATTGACGCTAAGAATATTTGTTATATCGCTTTTCATTCAGTTGGCGATTTGGCAGATAGGGATTTGGAAACGGGGGTTATTTTTGGATTTTTTTTACATCTTTTAAAATTGGCAAAAAAATTTCAAACAAACAAATTTATTTTTTGTTGGGATTCAAGGAGGAGTTTTCGGAAGATTATTTATCCAGGATATAAAGATCGGAAAAGCACAATGACGGATGAAGAAAAGGCATCTTTTATAAGACAGGAAAAATTATTGAGAAAAAAAGTTATCCCTGGTGTTGGATTTAAAAATACATTTTTATGTTCAGGTTATGAAGCGGATGATTTGATTGCTAAAGTAACAATGGATTTAGAAAAAATACTTCCTGATCATAATGTAATTATTGTTTCGTCTGATCATGATTTATTTCAGCTTTTGAATTATGCCAAAATTTATAATCCAAGATCAAAAAAACAAATAACTAAAAATTGGTTGAAAAGGGAATGGAATATTGCTCCTGATCAATGGGCAAGTGTAAAAGCGTATGCTGGCTGTACATCGGATAAAGTAGAGGGGATATCCGGGGTAGCAGAGAAAACGGCTGTTAAGTATATTACAGGCGCGACAACTAATAATATTTTAGCTAAGTTTAATAATATTCAGGCAAAAAAGATTTATAAACGAAATCTTCCGTTGGTCAAGTTACCTTTTGATGGTCCAACCCCAATAAAAATGCAATTGGATTTGGAAGAAAGTCTTCATCCAAAAGATTTTATTGATTGGTTTGATGAATTGTCTTTTTATTCTTTTTTGGCAAAATTTGAAGAATGGAGAACCAATTTTACATCACATTATCAAATAGGGCGGACCGCTCAAGAAATTGATAAAGAATATTTGAAAAATACGGGAATGACATCGAGGCAATTTGATAAGGAGAATAAACGATGAAAACATTAAATTGTTTGCCTTATGATTTTG